CGGGACTGTGATGTTATTGCACTTGAAGCTCGTCCCCATCTCGTCAAGCATCTGGATCGCCTTGAATCGGCGTTCTCCAGCAACAAGAACTCGATCCTGGCCGTCCTCCCTGATGGTAATGGGGTTGAGCAGCCCGTTGCGTTCGATGTCCGAGGCAAGGTCTGAAAGGCGGTCAGGGTCGAAGTCTCGACGCTGGCGGTGCGCGGGGATTTTGATCGTGGCGAGAGGGTAGAGTTGCATCGGGAATCGATTTTTGGCGGGTTAAAAACGTCGGAGCGATGGGTGGGAGAACGCCCGATGCGATGACACGGGGTAACGTGGCACATCATCTCGGGCCGATCTATGCGTGGCACAACTACACTTCCAATCGGTTTAAGACACCCTCAATGCGGCTCGCGATGTTCTGAAATTCACGATTTAGGTCATGAAGTTGGCGAGCAAAGGGACTGGCGGGCTCCCCTCGTCCGATGGTTTCCTTCTCAGGCAGCGGCGGTTCACAGCGAAGAAAGGGTTCCAGACGACCGTTCAGGAGGTCTGTGATTGTGTAGAGATTTTTGACTGAGGTTTTCAGTCGGTCGATTTGTTCTGGGACTTCAAGAGAGCGAACCGCTGCGTCAACCCGTGGGTCTTGCGGTTGCCCTCTGTATGTATCATTATAAGCCATTTGTTTCCCCAAGAAAAAGGGCTACTCGCTGCACCTAATACCCTGCCACTGGAAGCTCATAGAGTCTCACTCGGCCCAAGTTTCGGCATCCGCTTTCGCCCGGTGGATTACAGTGCGCGGAAAGCCTTCACATCCTCGTAGAACTTCGCAGCGTCGTCGCGGTCAACACGGTGGCTGACAACGAAACGAGTCGAACGTCCGGGGAGCATGGAGAAAGCAAACGGAGCGCCCTTCTGATTCAGGCCTACAGCTTCACGCAAACGCCCGAGGGTGATGTTGCGTCCCTCGCCCATTTCCAGGTTGCCTTCGCCGTTGACATCCAGCATGATTCCGGCGCGAACTTTGCGCTTGGTCATCTGGGTGCCCGCGAGAGCGGCAGCGTCGGAAGTCTCGAGTTGGACGTTGAGCTTGACCCAAGGCTGGCCAGCTTTGTCACCTTTCGAGATGGTGCCAGATTCAACGTTTACGTCTGTGATGTTGCCGACGTATTCGCCTGGCGGGCAAAGCGGAATCGACGTGCTGTTCGCGTCGTTGAGGACTGAGTTCATGAACTGCTCTGGATTAAAGGACATGGTGTGTTTACCTAGGTAAGAGTTGAAAAGGCACAGTAGATACGTCTACTGCGTTTCAATGATTCCGCCGCGGCTTTTCCAAGCGTTGACGAGACCAACGAAACTGGGTGGAAGGTCCGCTTTGATGACTGCGTTGCGGGCCTTGAGGACGGCTTGGGCATCAGCGGTGTCCCAAAGGAACTTGTCGCCGGTGCGTTTGGCCAGGATTACGTCTGTGAAGTAGCGCGGGAGGACAGGGGCGAGAGCTTTCCCTGGCATTGAGGCCATGATCTTCATGCCGCCTTGGACTGGGTCGATTTCGCGCTCGGCGTGGCAGTTGAGGACGAAGTGACAGCGGAAGGCGGTGCAGAGCTGGTTGATCAGGGACTCGATCTGGCGCTGGATCAGGCCATAGTCGGCGGGGGAAAGGGCTGGACGGTTGCCCACCGCGTTCTGGCGGGAAGCTATGCCCAGGCCTGACCCCGAATCAATGACGAAAGCCTTGTCAGTGCCCCAGGAGGCGATATTGCCGAACTTTTGCCCCGTGCGCTCGCAGGTGAAGTCGGTGAGCGCCCCGAGCATCTTCATCCAGGGGGAGTCCGTGAACCTCTTGTTGTCATGAGCCTTGGTGATGTTCTCGAAAGTCATGGTGCCGATTCTGGTAGCCATTTCCTTCAAAGACTCGAGGTTCTCCACCATTGGAGGGACGTACATCCAGTGGAGCTTGTCCTTCGGCACGTCGCCAAGAACGTCGAAGGAGTTTTCGGTGAAGAGACACAGGGGGGTTAAGCCTGCGTCTACGAGGGTTCGGAGGGCGAAGGTCTTGCCAACGCCAGAGTCTCCGAGAAGTAGGACTTTGATTCCAGGTAAGGGACTAAGCTCCTTAGCCATGTGAAACTCCTTTAACAGGTTTTGTTGTGCTTGTGCGGGCGAGTCAGGTTGTAGGACATCTTGATTGCAACGGCTGCGCCCAAGTGGATTCCTCGATAGCCTGCAAGGTCGAAAACGCGGATAATTATGTCAGCGAGTTCTTCTTCCTCGTTGGTTAACTGGATTGGCTTGGGGCAGGGCTCCCGGAGAGTGTTCGCGCGGTAGGCTTCCAGTAACTCGGAGATTTCCGCGTGGATTAGACAGAGCTTTTCAGGGTAGTTGGTGTTCTCTTCCCAGAAGCCCTTGTTGGTCGCGTTCTCGTGGGCGAGCTGCACCCCGATGCAGATGCCTGCGATCATGTCCTCTTCTCTAGTCATCGGAATCTTCGTCACTGTCTTCATCTGGGTCCGCGTCGTCGTCGAGGTTATCAGTACCGTCGAAGTCTTCCCACCCGGCTTCATCTGGCGGGCTGACAGGTTGTTCAATAGCTTGGCGGATCATTCCACCTCCAACAGGGTTTCCGTCCGCGTAAGCGGGTCCCACCGCCTGCGTTCGAAGTAAGCCGGGAGCCATTCCATTGGCTCTGGGGACTTGCAAACTCGAGAAAACTGGCACCCGCCGTACTCGGCACAGGTTTCGCCCAGGTTGTAGTCGTACTCCCCGCGCTCCCACATATCCTGGAGGCGTTTGAGGTCTCTTAAAGTCTGCGCGTACCAGCGATCAATCTCCCACTGGGGTCTGTAGGTGATGTGCTGAGCGTGATTAAATTTTGTCTTGAGGATGGCAATGCCCCTGACCAATACACCATCCACCTGAAATCCGATGCGGTGGCCGGCCCAGCAATAACCAGTGAATTGGCCCCGCATTTCCCACTGGTTGTACCAAGAGGAGCCGAGGGCGGAAGTGGTTTTGTCGTCTGCGATATAGAGGCCATTGTTGAGTTCTGCGATGAAGTCGGAGCGCCCGCAATAGATGACAGGATCGCCCGTCTCGGGATTGAGGAAGTCGAGGGGCTCCGCGAAGGAGAACTCGATGGCGTGCTTGCCGGAGGGGAGCTTAATCGGCCTCGCGGCATCGGTTTCAAGGGGGAAGGCTTCGAAGTAGTAGTCCAGGGCCTCGACAAGGCGTTCGGCGGACTTGGCTGACTCCGGCGGGCACTCGAACGAGCCGTAGAAGTCGAGGAGCGCACGGACTCCGAGGGCTATGGAGTCATCCTGGGATTGCCCGTTGTCGAAGAATGCTTGGCGGATGGCTTCGAGGCCATGAGCCCAGGCAGCCCCCGCGTGTAAGTGGACGCTCTTGCCCTTGTACTTCCAGTGTTCTATGTAAGACAATTCGGCTTTTCGCGGGCACCCGCGAAAAGTATTGAGCATGGTGTTATCGACGACTGCAGGGAAGGGCGGGCGGTAGAGAGCGGACATTCGGGACTCCTGTGACAGGAACGGAGACACCCCAGAGGGTGGCCGGATTACGAGAGGAAAGCTTTGAGAGCGTCTTCTGGATCGACCTCGGTTTTCTTGGCACGGGACTTTGCGGAAGCGATGGCGGCAGACCCGCGGTCTTGGCGCATCTCCTTGAGCAGGTCGCGGAGAGCCTCGTCAGTCATCTCGCCCGCAGCGATTTTGACCCTGGCTTCTACTATCTTTTGCATTAAAGACTGAGACATGGCGGATTCCGATAATGTGGAACAGATACTAACCGATTCTGTGGTACTTGTAAAATCGTACATCACAGTCAGCTCTCGTTCCAAGAGTTCGCGTGGGAGTTCAGAGATGGTTTCTTCGTAGAAGGCGAGGGAGCCGGGGACTTCGTCGAGATAGGGTAGCTCGCCAAGGGCGGCGCGTAGGACTGGGATGTAGACTTTTTGCCCGCGGTCTATCAAGCCCCAGGTGTGGCCGGTCCAGGGGGAGACTAGGGCAGTGTTGCAGTGCCAATAGGCCCACTTGGGCCACTCCTTGATCGGGGAGTGGTAGGAGTAGATGAAGTCGCCGGAGGGCGGGAACAGGCGGATCATAGAGCCCATTCTTCTTGCCATGCGTTGATTGCTTGGACGATGTACGAGCAGCACTCGGCCCGATCCATAATCCGCGAAGCATCTTCCGGCCAATAGTGGCGGACGTGCGACTCAACAAACGCTTGCACGTCATCGCTCATACATCCCTCTTTGCAAGAGCAGCACGCAGGGCGGATTCAAGGGCGGCCCATGCCTTCGCCGTATTAGGGATGCTGGCCGCCTTCCAGGCGATTGCCAACCCCAACAACTCCGCGACTGTCTGTTCGTCCGACTCTGCGCTTGTGGGTGGGTCTTGATGCAAATGAACTGGAGTACCGTGCAGATCGCCTACGTACTGAAATCTGTACTTTGCCCGCGCCTTCTCAAAAGCTGTCACCACTCGCTCGAAGAGCGGCATGACCTTTTCTCCCCTGATCGGACGAGGTAGCCCCAGGGCTTCGATGCGGTCAGCGAGAGCTGCCCATTTGTTTTTGCTCTCGACTACCCGCAGGCCGTCAGGATCACCCGCGTTGTGCATGCCACCGAGCTTGAAGTCTTCCAGGTCGCTCATTTCACCCGCCGAATCTTGGAGCGCTCGTGCTCTAGTACCAGGGGGACTTGCGGCCTCAGGATCGACGGGCCAGAG